TAATTATGTTACGAACCTTACTTCCAAAACGAACTGCAAGTTCTGTATTGTGGGATACTTGCATAATTTTTAATTTTGGATACTTACCAATCATCCACGCAGGAAAATACACAGATGCAAATTCTGATTTAGTATGCCTAGGAGGCATATTGATTATGAGCCTTCCTTTTCTTTCATTCGCTATTTTAGAAAACTCGTGTGCAATTATTTGATGATGACCCCACTTACTTTTGTCTCTCTCTTTTCTACACATAAAGTCTTGCCACATTTCTTGAACAAAATATAAAAAGTTATCTTGGCAAAGTTTAATATGTTCTATAAAAACTTTTTCAACTCTTAGTCTTAATCTATCTGTAGTTAAGTGGTCTACACTCATTTTTTGTTTTCTCTTCTTATAGCTTCTTTACATCTTTTAGCTAGTGCTGATACTTCAGACTTACCCATAACTTTAGCTCTTTGTTCCATCACAGTTAATATTTGTATTTTTCTAGCAAAGGGTTTATTAATTATTTTGATTTTCGCACAAGTTTGTTTAGCATCAGATAAAGTTGCAAATTTAATTTTCACTGTATCTTTTGGATTTTCATCTGTGTACAATCTTCTACCACTGCCTTTTGGTTTTTTTCCTGTTCCTTTTAAAGGGTCTCTTTTTTTTGTCATATTATATATCAACCTATATTTTAGAGTTAAAGACATTAATAAATTAGTCTATCTTTACTTTTATCATTATCAAAACTTTTTTTTGTTTTCTTTTTATTATCTTTTTTATTTTGTTTTAATTCTGCTTTATAAACTATATCTGGTGGAGCTACAAAGTAAGCATAAATACTATGGTAAAAAACTTTGAAAGATTTTTGTTTATGCAATCCCCATTTAAAATTTATAGCGTGATCCTGAATTAACAGTTTCATAAAAGTGTAATTATTTGGGTCTTCTTTTTGTGTGAAACACCAAATGTATTTAGCATCTAATACCATAGCATATGGATTATTGCCATGTAATTTTTTCCATTTAATATTTTTATCAAAATCAATTACTTTTTTAACATCCATGCTGTAGCACCCATATATGCACCAACAATACCTGCACCACTAATATAAAACAAATTGCTTATATCACTTAGAGCCTCAATTTTTTCTGTAGTCATAAATGGCATAAACATCATAGCAGTAAACAAACCCATACCAACCAATGTGTAAGTTGCCATCCTTCTCTGAGCTCTATGCTTTCTAAGTTCTCCTTCTAATTTTTTTATTTCTTTTATATGTTCAAGTTCTTCATCAGACACTGTTCCATCATTGTCTAAATCATATTGTGCATAATTAGAATTTTTTTGTAATCTCTTTACCATAAACCTTTTATAACATAAAAAAATTGATATGTTTACTCTCTATATGTATGTATTCAACTTAACCTATACACGCAACGCTAGTAACATAAATTTTTGCGATCCTAAAAAAAAATAAAAAAATCCTTGACCTGTTGCAAAAATACACTGGGTCCTTTTTACCGACTAATGCAGAACAAAACGTGAACAAACGCTTTTTTTTAACATAATGTATGTTATGCGAACTAATGACACGAATCAGTTGCCAACTTAATTAGAAGTCTAAGGTTTTCTTGGTTATATTTTTTTGCACCGAGCACATCGAACCGTTCTACATCTGGAACATTACCAGAACAAAACGAGTACAAAGATGGAACGAGTTTGGTAAGTTTGAGCTCTCTCTGTGAGAGGGCGAAAACTAAGTTAAATACATTACCTCCAACTTTAAGATAATCTAATTGCCAAAGTATTTGGTATTTGGATAAGCCAAATTTCTTATCATCATTTGCTTTAAGTTCTAACCAGAAAGATTTACCTTTAATACAACAGTGAACGTCTGGTATTCCGTTGATTGTAGACGATTCAACTCTCATACAATTCCAGGTACTTTCTGTCTTTTGTATCTGGTTAAGTGCTGACCACAAGTTCTTTTCCATAACTTCCTTGTTGTAGTAAGTGCACCTAGCAGAAATGACGCTACTAGGTGCAACAAAGGATAGTCACATTTAGTGAGTGACAACACAACCTTAAACGATTGTTTAAGGAATATCAATAACTAATTCCTGTCTTTTGTTTTTGTAAATCTTGTTGTTGTTCTTGCAATGTGTTACGAACATTAGTCCAATATCTAATTATCCAAGTGTCATTTGATTTATCAATAACTGATTGTGTATTGTTAATCATTTTATTCATAAAGATAATCTGCTGATCTAATTGTTCTTCTTTATCCATTAAGTGATCTTTGTATCTGCTCATAATATTCTCCTTTGTTATGTCTTAAATATAGCACATATAGATGTGATATCAAAAAATAAATTCCTAGTTTCCCAATTTCCTATAAGGTAACTGCTTACAAAAAAAAAAAAAATCAAAGCGTAGAATCAACAAATATTTTGGGAAAATGGGAAAAATCCCAGAAAACATACCCTTACAGAGAAATAGTTTTGGGAAAACTTTGGGAAAAATTCCTAGATTTTGGGAAAAATATAATTTCTAGGATTGTTTTTTCTGCATTTTTATTTTATTTTTTATATTCTAAGTAAGTGCATTATAGTAAACTAGAAAGGAAAGTGATTCGTTATGGCACAAAAAAGAAGAGAGTTGAGGTCAATACAAGACCTTACAGACAAACAAAAAAGGTTTATAGATATATTAGTAGACAATTGGGGAAAGATCACAAAGACCGATGCGTTAATCGAGAGTGGTTACAATACGAAAACAAGAGAGAGTGCAATGGTTCTCGCATCAAAACTCACGAACCCAGATATCAATCCACACATATGTCGATACTTGGAAAAAAGAGTAGGCGAAGAAAAAGAAAAGTATGAGAAGGATAAATTAAGACGTTATAAGATACTAGACGATCTTAGGGTTCAGTCGTCAGCCAAGGGTCAGTTCACTGCTTCCATTAATGCTGAGTATCGATCTGGACAACTAGCCGGCTTATACGTTGACCATAAACAAATCACACACTCTACCTTAGAGGGTATGAGTAGAGATCAATTAGAAAAAAGATTAGAAGAGTTAGAGAGTAAGATTGGTGAAGCGAAAAACATAATAGATGTAACACCAGAAACAAAGTAATTAAATGACCGATAAAAAAAGAGTGCTAATAAAGTTTAAAGAACTAGAGTGTGCCTGTATGCGTAACTTTCGTAACATACCTTTTTTTCTTCTTTTTTCTTTTTCACTAAGTTTTTTATTCTTAAAAAAAGTTGTTCGATATTTTTGCCAACTAATTTGTTTTTGTGTAAAACGAATCGTACCTTTCTTTAAACTATAAATATAACTATCTCTAACATTTTCTGGGTCAAGCAATGCCCACTCACATATTTTAATAAAGTCATCACTATAACCTATCAACCAGTTATGAGCTTCACATTTTATAAAAGAGGATTTTCTATCAGACTGATGGACAAGCACATCTTCAATGGCATTGATGACTACATATAAAAAAAGTTTTTCTTCTGGATTACGTTCTGTAAATACCAAATCTTTCGAGTTACGGTATCCGAGAACTTTTAATACTTCAACAGAAGGTAAATACATTTAGTGTCCATATGTTCTTACAAGATGAATTAACAACTCCTTGTACCTCTCACTATATATACTACCTTTGTCTTTAAAATATAAATAATCGCCATAGACTGATTCTATAAATGCGTGTCGATCATCTGGCTCCATCTGTCGTGGGTCGATAGTCCAGTCACTTACTTCTGCATCTTTCATTAAATCTTCTAGAATATCGTACATCGACATTTTTTTCTTTCTCCTAGTCATCTGTCTGTTTCATTCTTCTATGTCCTAAACTAAATGTTTTGGTCTGTGAATTACAGTTTGGACACAAGAAACGTAAATTCTTTAACCGATTATCATTATTAACACCATTAATATGGTCTAAGACTAAAGTCAAGGTTTTACTTTGCCACACTGGTTTTATCTTACATATAGCACATATGTAAGGGATCAACCCTTCCATAATTATTCTTTCTTTAACTCTGTGTCTTGGGTGCGAAGAGTTAGCTACGAAAACCTTGTGATTTGGGATTTTTCGCAAACCAATTTTGAACGCCAGTGACATCTTCATGCCCTTGTTCCATGCTGTGTGTTTCTTGGACATTGACTAAATTCAAATTACCACTGCCACCACAAGTCTGACAAGTCTCGGTATGACCACCAACAAATTTGTAACCGTTACCCTTACAGTCATTACAAACAATATATCGCTTGTTACTCATCTTAATTTTAATTGGCTCGTGTTTCGTGTCTCGTACACTTTCTCTCCAAGCTTCATCCATCATTCCCATTATTCACTCCTCTCATTGTTATATTGTATATCCATAAACATACCACCATCATTTCGTAATCGTTTTTCTGTAATTTTAGCATATTCATCATTTAATTCTATCAAACTGCTATGTCTTTTTAACCTATCCGACACCAGTGCAGTTGTGCCAGCTCCACCAAAAGGGTCTAATACATGACCAACTTCTGTTTCTTTA